AAATTTTTTATTATTTTGGGTGCCATTGAACAACTCCTTTTGGTACAGCTTGACAATTAAAATGTATAAACCTAAATGGTTCATACCCCATATCTACTGAATACATATGTGGCATATAAGAGGGAAAAAATATTAGTCTTCCTGGTTTAACATCATAGTTAATTTGATGACTAGCATAAGTTATTTTAGTTACATCTTTTGCAGGCAATAGATTCATCATATTCCCTGCCCTTGGATCTTCAAATATAGGTCTTGATGTTTTTTCACTAGCTTTTAAAAAATAAAACCCAGATATATGACCATTCCAATGAGTATGTAAGGTATGATGTCCTCCACCATTCTTAGCAAATTCTTGTACCCACATTTCTGTGGTAAACACTTGATAATTAGTTATATCAAAACCCATTTCTCCTAATAGATTATGTGCTGTTGCACCTATATAATCTTGTAGCGGTTTAAAATTAGGATCTCCTATTAAAGATGTAGAGTGAAAAACATTACCCATGTCCCCTTTATCTCCAAATTTTTTATTTCTTTCATTTATATTTTTTTCTAAATTTTTTGTAGCTGTTTCAATATACGAATCAGATGCTTTATTTAATTTATCTACAAACGCTGATTCATCAGCAAACCATATAGGACATTTAAAATAATCTTCTCTAAATAATTGAGAAGGAAAAGATTTCGCACTTCCGCAAGATATCTCATCTAATTTTTTCTTTGTCTTTTGTTTTCTAGCTTTTTTCTTTTTCATATACTCCTTTATCTATAAGGCCATCCTAAATTCCATATAACTAAACTATGTCTTGTTCCTTTTTTAACTGGGCATATTCTATGCCACACAAACCCTGGAAACACCACCAAGGATCCTTTAGGTAATATTTCTTTACACTTTTTAATATTAGGTTTTTTATCGGGATCCAGGTTTCTAAAATCAAATTCTAACTCTCCGCCTTTATATTCTTTTGGATCAGATAATGTTACAGTTACTGATAATTTTCTAATTTTACCATTAGATGGGTTATTACTTTCTCTGCTGTATGGTTTATCCCAACCATCACAATGCCAATCATAAAATTGACCTTTTTCATATTTAGTAAATTGACATGATTCAGAATAATCCCATTGAAAATTCCATCCTGCATTTGTATTTGCGGTTTGAACATAAGGTTGTATTTCGTTATAAATCCAACGATCATTCATCCATACAATATTAGAATCTCTTTTCTTTTTTAAATCTTTAACTTGTCTTGAATTTAGTTTTTGATTTCCAAAACCACCTGTAACTGCCATTTGATCTTGAAGTTGTTTGCCATAACGAACAATTTCATCACAAATTCTGGAAGGAACAACTGATTGAAAATACCAATAATAATTTGTAAGATTCATATATATATCTTTATACTTAAGATATACTTTAAAATAAAGAAAAAGTAAATATTAAAAATTAAGAAGGGTTAACTGATAAGGTTCCAGTAACCGTAAATGTTGCAATTTTTGTAGAACCTGGTGCAGGTGCTACACTATTCGTTCCTGGGCTTGCACTTAAACATGCACTATCTGGAAATCTTAATATAACAACTCCTGATCCTCCAGCATTTCCTGGTTGGTTACTACCACCAAAAGTATAACCTCCACCGCCACCGCCACCACCGGTATTAGCAGTTCCAGCACCTCCACAGCCGCTAACTCCACCAGCTCCACCACCGCCTGGTCCACCAGATCCAGCAGGTGCAGTTCCTCTAGGTCCACCATTGTGACCTGAACCTCCACCACCTCCAGCAAATGTTGAAATAGGGAAAGATGGACTAATTAAATTAGGAACTCCGGGTCCTCCAGGACCACCGGCATTAGGACCAGGCATACCTGTTCCTGCTCCACCGGCACCACCACCACCTCCGCCACCACCTGAATAAGGTTGAGTGCCGGGCCAACCACCACCACCAGAGTTTCCTTCTGGCGGAGTGTATCCACCCGCGTTACCTGCAACTCCTGAAGGGGCACCACCATCATTACATCCGGTTCCACCACCAGATCCACCAGTAGTTCCTGAAGCGTTTGTACTACCACCTTTACCACCACCAGATGATGTTATTCCAAAAGATTCGCCGGCAGCAAAACTTGAATCACTTCCACATGCTGCTCCAGCTCCTCCATCACCTACTACAATAGCGTGACAGCCTTCTTCAACTACTAATGCTGTTCCTTGTAAAGGTGCAGGTCCATAACCAGAAGCACGATAACCTCCAGCTCCACCTCCACCTGCTAATCCGGAATTTCCACCTCCACCACCTGCGACTACTAAATAATCTACACCTGGGAAAGTTGCTAAAAATTTTGGCCATGTTCCGGCTGCTTGCGCGTGAAATTGTGATTGCATTGACCATACACCACATGCTTTATTTAATTCTTTTACTACTACGACTCCTGATCCACCTGCTCCACCTGTTCCACCTTCTCCAGAACCACCTCCACCACCGCCAGTGTTTGTTGTTCCTGCATTACCACCTGGTGTTCCACCAGCTCCACCACCACCTGCTCCAGCAGCTCCTTGAGTTCCCGGTCCAGGGTAAGATCCACCACCTCCACCACCGCCAAACACTGAACATGTTGGGCCAATATTTCCATATGTTGTACTATAATCTGTTCCTGCTCCACCAGGGCCTCCGGCACTTGATGTACCATCAGCACCAGCAGCGGTTTTACCTCCACCGCCACCTCCTCCAAAGGCAGGAGGGGTATGTACTTGATCACCACCAGCGTTTCCTTGACAAGCAGTTCCACATCCACCAACGCCACCACCAGCGCCACCACCGCCGCCAGAACCACCATCAGCACCATCTCTTCCTGCAGCATTTGCTCCACCTCCACCGCCACCACCGGTTGAAGTATAAGTTGTACATCCAATTGCTAAAGAAGAGTCTCCACCATTTCCACCTATTCCAGGTGCACTTGTAGGTCCCGCACTTCCAGAACCTCCTACTGTAGCTGTGTAAGCTGTACTTCCACAAACATTTAATTCTAAACATTTAATTCCACCAGCACCACCGCCACCTTGAGCACCACCAGATCCTACAGAACCACCACCACCTCCACCACCGCCAACAATTAAAGTTTTAATAACTCTAGTTCCGGATTTTGTAGTGATTGCGCCTGTACCTGTTTGAGTTGTAACTGAACATTTTCCAAACGAAGTTTTATTCGTTTTTCCGATTATACCACCATTTGATGAGGCTGAAGGGCTAGCCATATGAGTCTCCTTATGCGGATACCCAAGCTAGAGCTGATGCATCCCAATTGTATTTATTATCTACGTTATCAAAATCTGTTGCAGTCCATTTTTGTCCTGCTTCATCCCAAATTATATGTTTACCTGTAGTATCAGTTGGATATGTAACTGGTGCTTGCCAATCATCATTTCCATCTAATGACCAAGATGCATATGGTTGAGGACAAATAAATTTATCTTTAGCAAAATCATAACTATAGCCTTTGCCTGCATATTGTTTTCTAAAATTGTGATTATAAGAAGTTTGTTTCCAAGTGCCTCCTTTAAAAAAATTAATACACCATGTTTCTCCATCCACATGCATGTCATTATTTCCTAAAGGTCCTGCTGCTGTACTAATATCATTTCCAACAACCACCACTCTTGTTACTACATTATTACCATCTAATTCTGCGAAATGTGCCATATTTTTACTCCTTAAAAGTTATAGTTATAATTTAATTTTTCTATACTGTCAACGTTCCAGATACAGTAAATGTAGCTACTTTACAAGACCCATCTGTTGTTAATTGATTAGTTCCAGGAGCTACTGCTAAACTGCCCGGTGCGCAAGCTGTTGCTATTCTTAATATAACGATTCCTGACCCTCCGGCTGCTCCTGCGCCTACTACAGAACCTGGGCCTACAGCAGCACCACCTCCGCCACCACCAGTATTAACTGTTCCAGCTGTTCCACTAGCTACAGGTGCTGCTCCACCATTTCCACCAGCTCCACCACCTCCAGAACCTCCTGCACCACCAGTTCCTTGAGTATTAGAATAAGATCCTGTTCCACCTCCACCACCACCAGAATAAGTTACTGAAGCTCCTGAAATTGAATTAGCTTTTCCTGCTCCTCCTGCGCCACCTTGAGTAGCACTTGGATTAGGTGATCCTACGGCAGTAGCTCCACCACCACCTCCAGAAGAATATCCATCTGGTGGATTTTGAGTTCCTGAAGCGTTTCCACCTGCATAACCTTGAACAGGAGATTGAGGTGAACTATTCGTAGGAATATTTCCAGCTCCTCCACACGTAGCAAATCGACCTTCTCCACCACCACCTGAACCACCCGGATGTCCATCTTCATTATCTTTAAAACCACCTTTTCCACCTCCAAAACTTGTTATATATCCGACATATGAATTCTCTCCAGGAGTTCCCGCACATTGAGTGCCTGCACATGTAGGTGTAGCTGTTCCTCCTGCTCCAACTACTACTTGATTTGTTCCTGTTTCTAAAAATNCTTTTGTTCCACCTGGAAAAGAAGATCTAAATCCTCCAGCACCACCTCCACCACCTCTTTGTTGTCCACCGGCACCACCACCCGCTACAACTAAATAATCAAAACCATTAGTAGGTGTGCCACTAATTGTTAAATTGGCTGATGCATTAAATTGGGCTATAAATGTACTTGTACCACCATCAGGTGAATTAACTGGTGCACACGCACTATCTGTTGATAAATATTGACTTGATCTTAAAATTACTAATCCTGAACCTCCGGCTCCAGATATAGTAGAGGAAGGTCCACATCCACTACCACCTCCACCACCACCAGTGTTTGCACTTCCAGCTCCACCATTACCACCACTTCCGGCTCCACCTTTTCCACCACCACCAGCTCCAGCAGCTGCTCCAGCGCCACCACAGTTTCCACCACCGCCTCCACCACCAGCGTAAGTTATAGGAGATCCTGTTATTGAATTTGCTTTACCTGCTCCACCAGCTCCACCAGCTCCATTAGTAGCTCCAGCAGCATTAGCTCCACCACCTCCACCACCAACTTGACCTGAACCAGGAGAAGTAGTTCCTCCAGCATTACCTTGAGGTCCTCCTAAAGCTGTTGGGACAGCAGGATCATTTCCTGATCCTCCAGTACCTGCCACATTAGCTCGACCACCACCTCCCGAACCTCCTGGCATACCATTATATTGTGGACTGATTGGAGTTCCACTTGGAGTAGTAGATGTTCCACCACCTCCACCTCCAGTACTAGTTATTGTTTGAAAAGTTGAATCATTTCCTTTTTTTCCACCAGCTGTAAGTGGACCCGTAGGAGCTCCGGCTGCTACAGCTCCACCACCTACCGTTATGGGGTAAGTTCCCCATTTTAAATTTAAAGCTGAAGCACCAGGGTTACAGTAAGAAGTTGTATATCCTCCTGCTCCACCTCCACCACCAGCATCATAACCACCAGATCCACCACCAGCAATTACTAAATAATCTAAATCTGCATTATTATAAACCCAATTATCATCTTTTACGAAATCATATACTGTATTCATTTGCCAAACACCTGGAGCTTTACTTCCACATGGTTGTTGACATTTTTCTCCAACGAGAACTACACCTGAACCACCTGTTCCACCAACATATGGTGAACTACTTCCACCGGCTCCGCCACCAGCAGTATTTGCTTTACCGGGTCTATTTGCTGAACAAGGACCTGGTGCTGGATTTCCTCCACCTCCACTTCCTCCAGTTCTATTATCATTTCCACCGCCGCCACCGCCGCCACCAGCGTAAATTCCTGCTCCTCCTAAAACTCCTCTTGGAGAACAAGCTGAACAAGGAAAAGTAAATGAAGGGGCTGCATTAAAAAAAGGTGTAACATCAGTACCAGCTCCCCCGTCTCCACCTGTACAACATGGATTATAAGGAGAAGGAATAGGTTCTCCTGCTGCACCATGACCACCACCTGAACCACCCGCACAAACTGCTTCGCCACCAGGATTTCCTTGTGGACCACCTAAAGGTGCAGGAATAGCAGGAGTATTTCCTGCGGCCCCTGCTCTAGGACCACATCTTGCAATTCCACCTCCACCTGAACCACCAGCAATTCCGCATCGGGCAGGTGCATTATTTTCTGAACCACCTCCACCTCCGCCAGCTGCTGTAATAGGTGCACACGCAGAACCAAAAACAGAATTACATCCACTAACTCCTTTACTGTTATTTGCGTTTGAGCCAGCTCCTCCACCACCAATAGTTACAGGAACTGCACTTCCGGGAAGTACGTGACATTGTTTAATAATCATTCCACCGGCTCCACCGCCACCGCCAGCGTCCCAACCACCGCCACCACCTCCAGCTGCAACTACAACTGTAGCTTTACCTGGTGCTGCTGGATTACAAGATGATTTATTAAAACATCCCGTCGCCGTAATGACTGTAATTTTATCTTTGTAAATTGCTGAAACCGTATTGACTGGTCCAATTATTCCGCCGTTTCCTTGCGCCATAATTTAACCTCCTAGTCGATTAACGTTTCATATGATATGAATAAGTCTAATGAACTTGCGGCACTTGATCCGCCTTTTAATAAATCACCTTCCATAAGATAGATAGGTGTGTCAGAAACAACTAATGAAGCATTAGCTGGTACTGAAATAACTTTTGCTAAATAAACAGCTGCGTCTGCACCGGTTGTTGTAATTCCCGCTGCACCTGTTCCCATGCCATCAACATACAAACTTAAATTTGCTGCGTCTGTAGCATGAACATTAGTACATACAATTCTATTGATTTTTAAAATATAATTAGATGCGCATTCAGCTAATGTTGTTGTTAAACCTGTAGATAGGTTCCAACCAGCATTACCGCCTTCAATTGTTGCGACTGATACTATATTTGGATTTGCCATAATTTAATTCCTTCTCTTTTTTACCCGAAAATCATTGCCATTGCAATAGCTTTTCCTGTTGATATTCCTGCTGCAGGAAGAGTATCAAAACTCAACGCTCCTGATCCATCAGTTTTTAAATATTGACCTGTTGATCCATCGGCAGCTGGTAAAGTATAAGCGGCTTGAGCTGGTGCATTTCCTGCCGATCCTCTTGTACTAAGCATTCCTGATGTACGTATATCGGTACCATCATGATAACACCAAACATTTCCATATCTAGGTATTACGATTCCTGTCTGACCTGTAACTTTAAAAGTTATAGTATCACTACCGCCTCTAGTTGTACTGTCAATTACTAAAAAAGGTTTTTCAATTGCTGCCGCAGGATCTCCTGCAGTTGCTGCAGTATCTAAAACTCTGCTTCCACCAGTAGAACCAGTTAGTTTAATAATAAAAGCTCGACCATCATAAGTTCCCGTGGAACCATCTGGTATGGTTAAAGTTCTATCCGCTGTGATTGCAACTTCAATATACCCAAAAGTATTTTTAATAAAGTTTAAGTTATTGTTGGTATTTGTACCCCATGTACCGGCATTTTCGCCAGTTGCCATTAATTGGATACCAAGACTGTTATATGTTGAAGCCATTGTAAAAATCTCCTAGTTTTTTAGTTTATATGTTCTCATTAGTTTAAAGTCAATAGTATTATGCTGGTGTTTTATCCGTATAACTAGCACTTGTTCTTGGGGTTTTATCCGTATAACTCGCACTGGTATTTGGTGTTTTATCTCCATAATATTTCAATATTAAACCTGGTCCATTTACAGTAGCTGTTGCCACTTGTCCTAGACCTACTAAACTCGCATTAGTCTGTTGAACCGTAGTAAGGGCGCCAGCGGCTGTAGTTGCTGATTGACCTGTTAAAGTAGTTAAAGTTTCAGGAGAAGCTGTTAAAGTCCCTAAAGCTGTCGTAGCCGCTTGACCACTTGCGGTCAAAGTAGGATCTGAACTATATGATAAAGTACCTAGAGCAGTGCTTGCTGATACACCACTAATACCCATAATATCTGCAGGATTTAAAGTGCCTACTGATGATGTAGCTGATAAACCTACTAATCCAACTGAATGCTCATCAAGTGAAAGATTTCCATATGATGAAATTAATTGTTGACCAGTTAATGAAAGAGTTAAACTTGCATCAATAGTTAATGAGCCAACTGTTGTAGTTGCAGATCTACCTGTTAAACCAACTATTTGTCCAGGTATTTCTATTAAAGTTCCTAAAGCTGTTGTAGCTGATAAACCAACTAAAGTTTCAGTTGCTTCTTCAACACTACCCCAACCATTTTCACCCCACTTGAGTGTACCCCAACCAGGTCTTACTTCAATTAATTCTGTTAAACTTCCAACTGTTGCTGTAGCTGATTGTCCTGCAAGAGTAATGGTTTCATTAGAAAGATCACCCCACTCACCAGAACCCCACGATTTAGCACCCCAACCGGTTGCCAAAACAGTAGAACCATTCCACTGAGATTGCCCCCAGGTTAGTCGTCCCCATCCCGTCGACATGGGCCTCCTATGCTATTTGGATAATTGCGTTACCTGCTGTTTGAGCTGGAAATTGAATTGTAAAAGTTCCAGTTGTCACAGTCTTGTCTGCACCAAAGTTAATTGTGCAAACCGCTTTGTTAGCATTTGTTGAATTATAAATTAAACAACCTCTTGCTGTAAAAGATGCACTTGATCCCCATGATGTACTTGCGAATAGACAACATGCAGTGTCACTAGATAAAACTGGAGTTGTGCTTGTTAAAGCGTTTCCACCTGTTGTATATCCTGTTGAAGTTGAACTCACTTCGTAAGTGCTTGTTGGATCAGCTGTACCATCTGTTGGTGCTGCGTACGCTGTAGTTGATTTACTTAAAGTTGCTGAACTTTGATATAAAGCCAATTTAAATGCGTCTGTACCACCAGTAAAGTTATGACCCTCTACTAAAATTTCTTGTTTAAAGCTGTTACAAATTGCCGATGTTATTGCCATAATTTATCTCCTATTATTGAGGCGGTGACTCGATCGGTATACGTACAGTACCATCTGTGTAATCGTCTCGTCTTCGTCTCCCAATTTGCATACTTGCAAATTTCGCTAGTTCCTGTTTATACTTTTGTTCATATAATGTCAACATATCTGCTGGGCCTTTTAAAAAAGAATAAGCCTCTACCAAACAAGCATATAATAGCCCTTGGGGGAAGTAAGTACTAATATAAGTGGTAGGATTTCCAGAAGATAAGACTTGAGGAATTTTGTTCCAATAAATCGTATATAAATAATTTTTATCAGGAGTAGGTGCTAAATAAAGAGCGCCTGAAGTCGTGGCTCCAGCTGCTGTTGCCCCTCCAAACATGGCATAATATTTAGGTAATCCCGTAGTATCTTGACCTGTTTGACTTCCTTCAGGGCCTGTTAATTCTCCCACATATTCTTGAATAAAAGTTTGATCTCTTTTTAATAAAAATTGTCCTTTACCAGTTCTATCAGATGTAGAATCAAAAACTTCTACCGCTCTAACAAATAAACATCCAGCGGGAACATTGATACTATTATAATCTGTTGCTAATTGAGCATCAGATCTTACTCTGTCTGCATCAATTGGAACATCATAAGATAAGCGATATTCGGCATTTTCAATAAATCTATTTATAACTGCTTGAGTAAAAACTGTAGAATCAACTTCTGTCCAGTTTCTAATATCGTCTGTTAAATTTGAATAAGTATATCCTGCCATTATGATTGTAAAGTAACCGGTCCTACTGAGATCGGGTATCCTCCTCCTGCTGCAACACTCGTTGCGTTTGTATCGGCACTAAACCAAAACCAATTTCTACCAAACTGTCCGGTATTATTGGGTCCTGTTGTATCAGTACCACCGTCAACATATTTACCTACTGTTATAGAGTATCCTGCAGCTTTTGCAATTGTTGCTCCTGTAATTCCACCTACTCCTTCTGGAGTACCAAATACTCCTGCAGCCCCTAAAGGACCTCTAAATCTTTTTACATCTGTACTGCTATATCCATGTCCGGGTAAATTAACATTTATAATTGGTGAACCAATTTGATAAGTTATTAATGGATTATATGCTAATACATCCGCTACACCAAATTCTGTTCTAGCTGGTTTTGCATGTTGCAAAGCTTGTGGATCAGAGCCCACGGGTCTTGGACTAATTTGAGGTTGTTTAGGTTCATATTCAGAATTATGAACCCATAAACCATTCCATTCTTGAACCATTTCTCTATATGGAAAGGCTACACCTGATCTATCAGAGATCATTAATGAATATCTACCTTTAGAAAATTTTCCCATTATTTTTTACTTTTAAATTTTTTCTGGTGAACTTTGTCATAAGTCTCAATATCCATAATATATTTATCACTCTTGACTTCACCTATTCCTTTTATTTTTACTTTATAATCTCTAAAGGCTTTAGGAAGTTTCCTGTTTCTTCTTTTTCTAATAGAATCTAACAGCTTATCTTTTCTCTTAGCTGTTTTTAATATAGCTCCCATTCCTTTAGTTATAATAGTCATTATATATTTGGATAATAAGTTTTCGGTGTAATGTACGTACTCGCTGCTGATCCATCCTCCGCTA